TCTTGAAGTCAGCATCATACCTGCGTCGGTTCTCTTTTGGCTTTTTCGGATCCATAATTAATCTCTAAATTTAAGAGATTTTTCTGTCCGTGGAAATTAGGCCATCTCAGGGAAGCTACAAGATATTACCTACAGAATCAGGGACAGGCGGAAGAAGGAAAAGGATCTGATTCTAAACGTCACCCCCGGTACAACCAAGAGTACGATTGTTTCTAAAATGCGGCCTGTGTGGTGTTGGGTTGTTGATCCTACCATTACCTTTATTACTACGGCGCACAGTCAGGATTTAACGGCAGCGCAAGCCAATAGCAGCAGGGAGCTTATTAAGAGCAACAAGTTCCAAGCGTATTTCCCTCACATCTCCATTAAGGAGACACAGGATAATAAGACCTTCTACGAGAACAGAAACGGAGGCTTTCGTAAATCCTTCTCCGTTGGTAGCTCTCCCACCGGTAACCATGCTCTCATCCTGATTATGGATGACCCGCAAAACCCTGCAATGGCTGATAGCGAAGTTGAACGTAAAAACGTCAACGATTGGATAGGAAAGCAGCTATTCACCCGTAAGGCCGATAAGGAGGTTGCCGTAACCGTCCTAATTCAGCAGCGATTGCACCCACAGGACGTTACTAGCTACCTGCTGAGCCTTGGAGAGGAAGGATACGACCATATTTGTCTACCTGCTGAGGTTCACGGTAATTTGAAGCCTGCTCACCTAGCAGAATTCTACGTTGACGGGCTTATGGACCCTCATAGGCTGAAACGGGAGACTATTGAGGCGGAACGGGTCAGGTTAGGTACAAGGACGTTTCTTACCCAGTATATGCAGGCTCCCAACGATGAGGAAAGCGCCATCCTGAAACCGGATTGGTTCCCCAAGATTAGCCAATGGCAGTTTACGGAGCTTTGCACCAAGAGCAAACCCATTATCAACTTCTTCGCGGATACGGCATTTACGGCCAAGACGAACAGAGACCCCAGCGCCATCCTAGCATGTGCCAAGATTGGCAACGTCCTTTATATTACGGGTGTCTCTTGTGTGCGGTATGAGTTTCCCCGACTTGTCCGGCATGTAAAGGATTGGACAGCCGCCCAAGGCTATACCCCAAGCTCCCGGATCATCATAGAACCGAAGGCTTCGGGATTACCTATTATACAGCAATTAAAGGCTGAAACAAGCCTTAACGTAATAGCACAGAAGGACAACAACAAGCTCGATAAGATCACCCGCTTAAACGCCATTTCCGGCCTTGTAGAGAGCGGTAAGATTTGCTTGGTTGAAAGCCCGCATTGGAATAGGGAGTTTATTGAGCAGGTTACTTCGGACTCTCCGGTCCATGACGATATACGAGATTGCTTTGTAGCTGCCGTTGAGTACAACTTAGCTCAGGCCCAAGGGAGCCAAACTTTCAGCTTCCTTAAAAGATAATGGTACAACACACTTTTTACAATTTCTTCTACATACTAATATGGAGCATCTAAGAGACCTAAAATTTAAGGACAATTGGGACAGCATTACGATTGCTGACTTTATAGCAATTCATATGATTACGGACAATACCAGACTGACCCCAATGGTGAAGACGCTTAAAATATTAGCGTTGCTTGCCGGGATCACTTACGAGCAGCTTAAAGCCTATCATTGTCCGATTTCAGAGTTTTGGCAGATTAATCAACGGTTGGACTTCCTCAAAACTCCCCCGGATGCTCCCCTAAAAGAGTTTTATACGATCGGAGGAAAAGTTTATAAACTGATAGGTAATATTGCCGACCTCAATACGGGCCAATTCATGGATTCGGATGATAGTGTTAAGGTCGAAATAGATATAGTGAATAATCTACCTAGTGTTTGTGCTGCCTTTCTCCTTCCTGTCATTGAAAAGACGGAAAAGCAATTGGAATTAGAGAAAGATGGCCTACAGAAGTTCCCAAGCGTTGAAAAATATATGGAAACGCCAATAAGCGCAACCCGCGCCAACCTGTATCAAAATATGTTGTACCAAGATGCAAACGCTATTTGTCTTTTTTTTTGCTTAGTCGGGCAGCTTTACACAGCGATTACCAAGGACTTTTTGAAAGTGGAGATACAGGAGAAGATAACCTCAGCTTTAACGACTTTGAACCAGACGCGACCGGCCAACGACAACCAGGCGCGAATGATAAACCGACTTCGGGAGCGGATTATTTCAATGGGAAGTGGGGTTGGGTTAGCTGTGTAGATGCCTTAGCGGGTGGTGACCTCCTGAAGCATAACCAAGTTTATGACATGAAGATTATCGAATTTCTCAACCACCTATGTTACCTGAAAGATAAACGCAACCGCGAAAACGAATTAATCCAGAGTGCCCGGAAGTAAACTAGATATCGAAACTGAATTGGCGGAAGCCTTGTTTGCCGTTTTCGCGGTGTATGGTCAGCAGATTACCGACCAAATTAAGGCTTCCTTGGCTTCGGCTGATAAGTTGGCCTCCGGCAGTCTCTATAAGAGCATACAGTTTCAGGTTGAATACAACGGTCAACAGGTCTCAATGTCCATCCTTGGCAATGAGTACCTAAAATGGGTTGACAGTGGCCGCGCTGCTGATAGTCGCCAACCACCTATGCAAGCAATCCTTAAATGGATTCAGAGCCGGAACATTAAGCCAAATCAGACAGCCCGGAAAAACACTCTCGGTAGGTTTAGCCGTGGGTTCCGGTTTGAGCAGCAGCGCAACAAATTAGGACAGTTCAAGCGCGGCGGCATATTAGAGCAGCAAACCAAACTAGCATGGGCGATAGCGAAAAGTATTCAGAAAAACGGCTTCCCCGGCTTACACATACTCGATACCATAGATGGCAGCTTGGCGGAAGCAATGGCCGAAGCCATTAGCGCCGTTACCGGGCAGGTTGTCTCCAATGCCGTAGCCGCTTCATTGCTTTCCATCCAAACCCCAATGTTCAAAACGACTTTGCGATAAATGAGCCTTACAATAATTAGCCAGCCTACGGCTAGTCTCCTGTCAGCAGGAAATAACAACTTCTACGTTTGCTCCGGGACTACCGTTGCGGTTAGCGGGGTTACAGAGTACAAATACAAAGCTGACCTATTCGTTAACAGCGGGTATGCTTGTACCTTGACGGCATTTCCGGAGCCTTCCACCTCTTTTGGCGTATTCAATCTCCTGAATATCGCTAATAGCTTTGTGACCTATGATTTTCCCGTCTCCGGCTCGACTACCATAACAGTTCCAATATTTAATCAGTGTCCACACTCATCGGCTGTCCTACAATTGAAGTTTTACGACGAATACATGTCAGGGAGCACGTTTGTTTCCACGGCTTACGGGCCAAGTTCATCGGCTCTCACCGCAATTAATAGCTCTCTAACCTATACCGAAAGCCTACAAACCAATTTGAGCAACTATGTATTATCGACTTCGAGCAAACAATTTCTGCTGAGCAATCCAAACGGGTCTAGTTACATGCTCCCGGCATACCCAGACATGCACAGTTGGTTGCATTTCTATCAGCAGGCGGAAGCAGATATACAGATTTTTACCTATGACGCTACGAAAACCTTCATTAGGAATCAAACTATAGCCTCAACAATCCCCTCTTATGTCGGTACGGTCAACGTTGCTACAGGTATGCCGGAGCTTTCAGCGTATATAGATTTCACGGATGCTGCATATTACACTATCACTATGACTAACGGCGGTTCTCCTGTCTCTCAAACAATCTGGTATCAGGTATTTGAAAATTGTGGACGCCTTGCACCTTATTCCTACAAACTCTATTGGTTGGGGGAATTCGGGGAGTTTAACTCATGGTATTTCACGAAGAAGGCGGTTATAACGTCGAATATGACCCAAAGCACCTACAAGAGGCCCTTGGGTATTCCAACTTCAACCGGAACGGTGAACCAAAAGACTTACGACCATCAAACGATGCCTTTTTATACGGCGGTCAACGATCAGATTGTTATTTCAACTGATTTCCTAGCGGATCAGGACGTATTGTTTCTAAAAGGTCTGTTCCAATCCCCGGCCGTGTACATGCAAGATCAAAACGGCATCATTCAGGCTATTAACGTCAATCAGGACAGCTACGTTATCAATAAGAACGTGAATCAGCGCCCTTATACACTGACTCTGACGGTTCAAACAAGCATACAAGACTATACCCAGCTTTTATAATGAGCGAAGCAGTACAAACAACCCGGTTGTTCCTGGAGGGATTTGAAGCCGATCTTAGCGACAATTCCAATCTAGCGATTACTTACGTCATCCATGACATTAAGGACATTGCTAGTAATGGCTCATCCTATTCCAAGACGCTTACCCTGCCGGGAACTGTCAATAATAATTACCTGTTCAATTATTACTTCGATATCCGGAGCAGTGGGCTTCTCGAAGTGCAGCTTAATCCTGCTGCTCCAAACATTGCCACCAACTACAACCCGAAAAAGAGGATTAAAGCTACGGTGATAAAGGATAGCATGGTTGTCTTTGACGGATATGCTCAGTTAGTGGACGCCTCTATAACCAACGGTCTCATTTCCTACGATATCCAGCTTAGCAGCCCGCTAACGGCTTTTGCTGCCATTCTGAGCGGCAATAACGCCATTACAGGCAACGCATACCGCTTAGAGGACATTCCGGACAGCTTGACAAGCGGTTTTACCCATACGGTAGACCCGATAACGATACAATCTACATGGGAAGTGCCACCTTGCACCACCTTTTTATACCCTCTGATTGACTACGGCACCCATGACAGCGTGAATACAACCGCGTTTTATCTCTCAGATATGAGGCCCGCGCTGTATGCAAAGCAGTATTGGGACTTAATTTTTCAGGCGGCAGGCTTCACATACCAGAGCGATTTTATCAATTCCGATTACTTTAAGCGCCTTGTATGCCCTTTTAAGGAGGGAAATATTATTGTTGACGGCAATCAGAGCATTGTTACCACCAATTTGGCGGAAAGCTCCATGCAAACGCCTTCGATCAACACAGGAGGCGGGGGTACGAAGCTCTATATATATAATGACGTTGTTTTAGACCCTGAAAGTCTGTACAACGGAACGCTCATGGAGTTTATCCCGTCATTATCGGGTGTATACTCTTTCAACGTCAATTTCTCCTACTACTATATTTTTACCCCGCTCCATACCAATCTTGAAATTACCAATAGTGAGCAGCAGATTTATGTAAACTTTGAAGTATATTCTTCGGGTGGAACGCTAGTTTCGACCAATACCCAGACAATCACCGTTCCTTTTGCCAACTTTGGTTATTGGGAGGGCGTCTGGGATACGCGTACAAATAGGCCCGGTCCTTTTCCGCCTAATGAGGCGCAAATTAGCTCAGCTTCGCTTTCAAATATTCCTGTATTTATCAGTGTGGGACAGTATTTGAAGGTGAGCATAAACGCGTTTTCGTCTACGGACAATCCGGATATGTTTATTGTGCATGGTGCAGGTGCTTACACTTCGGGTACAACCGAACTAGGTATTTGTAATGGCGTTGAGGCTCCGGCACCACAGATGAGCATTTCATACACGAACATCCTAGACTATTCACAGCTCACCTATCAGAACTTTTGCTTAAAGAACGTTAATCAGATTGACTTCATTACTTCAATATGCCGGTTGTTCAACCTTTACGTTGAGCAGGATGAGAGCAACCCCTATCAACTCAACTTTTTCACAAGAGACGAATATTTTAGCGATACAACCGTTTTGGATTGGAGCAACAAGGTAGATTATAACCAAACCATTTCTGTTAAGCCGCTTCCAAACCTGCAAAACAATACTTTCCTGTATACCTACAGGCAAGATAGCGATTGGTGGAACAAGCAGTATACCTCTCTTTATGGCTCGATCTACGGACAAAACCTTTTAGCGGTCAATTATGACTTCGCAACGACACAATTAGATGTGCTGAGTGATTCTGTTTTTAGTCCTACGGTTCCAGTTCAAGCAACTAACGCCCGCTACAACTCAGAATCCACGGTTGAAATCCTCAATACGAGCCTGAATATTATTTCAGTGAGCGGATATAACAACTATGTAACGGGTCATAACCAACCTGCTCCATCCGGTGAAGGCTTCGCAAAGGCCCGCCAAAACGGTCAGATCCTCTATTGGGGGAATCTTTACACTATTGTTGGTGTAATCAATCAATATAGTATTGAGTTATTGACGCCTGTAACCGGCAGAAGCGGCGGCGCTGTCAATGGCACCTTCTACGCCACCAATGACGTTTTTACGTATGTCACAAACAATAGTAAAACAATTCCTGCCATCTATCAGAGCAGTGACAACAATGTTACCCGTTCTCCTGTAGGGGTGAATCCTCGAATTCTGTTTTATCAGGGTTATATCCCTACCCCCGGTGGTGAGACTTGGAGCCTGCAAAGCACACCTATCCAGAATAGCTCAAACAGTTTTAATTATACTTATGTGGGCGGTGCTGAGGTTTCGGAGAATTTCACCAAATACCCTTGCTTGAATCATTTGGACAGCTTCACCAATCCAACAATTGATATGCTGTTTGGTCCTCCGTTGGGTTTGTTCTTTCCGGCTGCATATCCGCCTAACCTGCCGAACTACTTCACCTATTTTTGGGAGAATCAGTTAAACGAAATCATAGACAACCAAGCGAAGCTGTGGACGGGTTATGTCAAGCTCAATAGCGTTGACATGAACACGCTTGACCTTTCCAACGTCATCCACATTCAGGGCACTAACTACAAGATCAACCAAATTATAGATTATGCAGCGGACAGAAGCAGCACTACCCAAGTCGAGCTTATTAGGCTGCCGTATCAGCAGGTAAACTCTCCGTACATCATCTTTCCACCAACGGCGAATGCAGGCGCTAACCAGAGCCTTCAATTATGCCTTGGTACTGTCAATGTTTCTGCATCGGGCAGCACAGGAGACCCACTGGCTTACTTATGGTCTATTGTGTCTGGTCCTGCGGGCGGCTCCTTCACTTCGGCAGGCTCCCAAAACACAGCTTTCAACTTCACGAATGCGGGAACTTATGTTCTCCAAGTGTCAGTACTGCCCGGAGGCAGTACCGCGACTACGACTATTACCGTCAATCCTCCGGTTGCCAACGCTGGTTCCGATCAGTCAACGGCATTGTGTAATGGACACGTTAACCTTAGCGCTTCCGGCTCTACCGGCTGTATCACGGGTTATACATGGAGTGTTTTATCCGGACCTTCTGGCTCATCCTTTGGCTCGTCTACATCCCAGAACACAACCTTTAATTTCGTCAATCAGGGCACATATGTTGTCGAAGTTACTGTACAGCCCGGCAGCGTAACCGATACGGTCAATGTTGTTGCTGTTCCTCCTGTGGCAAATGCAGGTACAGACCAAATTTTGTTGTTCCCGGCTTCTTCAACTTCTGTATCCGCTTCCGGTTCTACGGGTTGTATCACTTCCTATGCATGGAGCCAGATAAGCGGCCCGAATTCGGCTACTATTTCTTCTCCATCATCGATGAATACCAACGTCAGCGGATTGATTACCGGTACTTACGTGCTGCAAGCTGAGGTACAACCGGGTAATGTAACGGATACGATGAGTATAATTATTGATTCCCCTGTTACCCTGACGGTGAGCGGTGGAACAAGCCTTACCGATACGATCACAGGTGTTACCGTTGGTGGTGTTAGCTCTGTACACACATCCGGGACAAATTTCCCGATTACAGGCGGTCAAAGCGGCGTATTTAATGCCGGTGCCAATCCGTTTGGTAGCGTTTCCGTTGTTGTCTCTCTTAGCAATGCTATTGTTGGAGAAGTCGTAAACGTTATTGACACAGCCGGTGCGCATCAATCAACAACTATATCCACGGCAGGCGCTCAAACCGTTCCTTTCACTTGTTCGATGCTTCCCGGCTCTCCTGCTTCTGTCAACGTGCAGCCAGAACCGCCAACCGTCAACCTTAGCAATAACAGGCCCGGCGCAACGATCAGCAGTATAACAGGTATTGCGGGCTTTACTAGTGGCTCTCTTAGCACAGGTGCAAGTATTTCCGGATATCACACAGCCTTCACAGGTACAATAGCGGTGAACTTTAGCGTAGGCCCAACAAGCGCTTCCAACTTGTACTTAACGGGTGCATTTACTCAAACAATTCCGGTAGCCGCTGGCTTTACAGGTACAAAAACGTTCACCTCACAGACTTACGGTACAACCAGCGTCATAGACATAACCTTAGCGACCTAATCAAACAAAAATGGCTGACGTTACAAATAATATAATCCAGACGGTCACCGTCGATACCTCCAACGCTGTAAAAAGCGTTGGAGACCTTGCACAGCAGGTTGACTCCCTTGTCTCATCGGAGAATAAGGCAACCGATGCAGGGGAGCGCTTTAATTTCACGAATGAAGAAGCTATTGCAATCTCTGGTAGGTATACCGAGAGCTTGAAGGAATTGCAAGCGGCTGTAGAAGCGAATGCAAATGAAATTACCGTGGGTATGCAGTCGGCTACGGCAGCTACCCAGCAATTTGCGGCAGCTACCCAGCAAAACCAAGCGGTTTTCCAATCGGCTAACCAAAATATGTTAGGCTCCTTAGCTCAGCAGAGAATTGCATTCACTGACTTGGGTAGGGTTGTAGACGGCCAAGGTCTTTCCTTGCGCAACTTTACCTCAACCCTTGGGTTGTTAGGCCCGGAGGGTTTCATTGTCGGTGCTGCATTGGCAGGTATCGGCTACGCGCTATATAGCCTTATTGATACATCCAAATCCGTTGCCGATGCGTTGAAGCTGGTTAATGACCAATTCGACAAGCTGCAAGCAAGGGATAAGTATATTACGGACAGCGTAAATGAGCAAACGGAGCTTTTAAAGAGCCGGGCCAAGGCTGTGGGTGCTTCTGTAGACCAAATTGCTGCCGTTGAGGAAAATGGAGCTAGGCAAAGGATAAAGACAGCGCAAGAGACTTTAGATGAGCTTAACGCACAGCAGAAAGCCGCTACAGCAGCCTTTTTGAAGGATGACAGCGATAAGAACAAGGCGGTAATTGATGGCCTCAACAATAGCATTGCCAAACAGCAGGATATTGTAAAAGCCGCTCAAGATAAATTAGAAGAATTACAGAATGACGCTAAGGCCCGCGACTTAAAGAATGCTCAAGAGCTTTCCCAACGTCAGCTAGAAGCCTTAGCAGGTGAACAGGCATTTATCATTAAGGTAAAGGAGATAGGGGAGACTGCCGAACAGCAGCAGGAAGACGCTCTCACCCTCGATTACCAAAAGCGCCTTGCAGCCCTGCAGAAGTACCATTTGGACAGTACAAACCTCACCGCTGCTTATCAGCGGGGGTTACTTGCCATCCAGGATAAGGCGGGACAGGAGGAAGATGAAAGGGATGCCAAAGCGTATGCCGATCATCTTAACCGGCAGGATAAAATTAAGCAGGACACGCAAAAGCAGGTACAAGAGCTTCAAACGATGGAGCAGGAGTATCTAGTTTCTTCGGAAAGGAGTGAGGGGGAACGTACCCAAGCTGCTATTACCGCCGAAGATGCCAAGTATAATAAGGTTGTCGAGGCGGCAAAGCTCACCATTTCCAACCAAAAAGAATTAGATGCCGAATTAGAGGCGCTTGCAAAACAGCACGCGGCCAATATTGCAGGCATAGAAGAGAAAGGCTTTCAAGAAGGCAGTAAAACTCTGTCCGAATGGTTTGCCAAAGACAGGCAGATTATCCTAAACAATAACAACGTTTCCTATCAGGACAGGTTGAAAGCCCTCGATCAGGATAAACAGCTTTTAAATGCTGCCTATGATACTGGGTTGCTTACGGATCAGGACTACACCAAAGCCCTTGAGCAGAACAGCAAAGACAGGATTGCAACCCGTAACGCTGAGTTAGCGGCATATAGCCAAATTGCCAGCAGCTTAGGACAGATAAACTCATCTATCGAGCAGATGGGAGCACAAAATACGATTGCTTCCAAGGCTCTCGGTTTGGCTCAGATTGCTATTAGCGCGGGTGTGGCAATTGCCAAGGCTACGGCGGCGGCTTCTGACATTCCTTTCCCCGGCAACATTGCGGCCATTGCTGCAAGCATTGCAACCGTTGTGGCCGATATCGCAAGCGCTGAAAAGCTGCTCAATTCTGCCAACGTCCCCGGAGGCGGTAGCAGCGGATCCTCTAGCTCTAGTAGTGTGGCAAGTCTTACAACTTCCGGGGGTGGCTCTTATAGCGGGCCTGTCCTTCCTTCGTCAGCCAGTGTAACGACGTTAAACCCTAATAGCATTAATCAAATCAATTCTCAAATTTCTAATGGTCCTACCCGTGTTTATGTTTTGGAATCAGACATAACAGCAGCGCAACAGCGTGTGGAAGGATATCAACAAGCATCGATAATCTAAATCCTATGAACACACCTTTAAAGAAGCTCCCTATATATGAGCTTACGATAGACGAAGACAATAACAACGATGAAACAGGCGTGGTTTGTATATCTCTGGTAGCGAAGCCAGCAATTGAGAAAGACTTCCTCAAATTCGCTGAGCAGCCACAGCCAGTAAAATATGCCGTACAAGACGAAGCACAGCAGATTGTCTCCGGTCCTATTCTCATTCCCGGCATCCTCATCTACAGGAATCAGCCGCCATACGGGGAATATTATGCCACGGCGACAAAGGAGGATATTGTACAAATTGTGCAGAAGTATGCGCGTACCCAGCAGGCTACCAACGTCAACCTAGAGCATGGCGCTGACGGCAAAGCTCCCGGCTGCTATTTGTTTGAATCCTTCATTATAGATCAGAATAGGGGTATTAATGCTCCTTCCAGTTTCCCAACTCTCCCGGATGGTACTTGGTTTGGCTCCATGAAGATTGACAACGCTGACGTTTGGGCTGACGTACAAAACGGCACATTCAACGGATTCAGCATTGAAGGCTTTTTTGATCTTGTGCCAAAAACTCAGATGGCAGCGGATGAACCCACCGATTTAGAGTTATGCCAATTGGTTTCCGACTTCCTAAAAAAGATCGGCGCTTAGTTGTACCATTTGGTGCTTTTTTTCTCCTCTTTTTCTACATACTAATAGGTAGTCTCCCCGACTGCCTACAATTCCCTTTTTTATAATGACCCTTCACGAATTCGCAATTAAAACAAAAGCATTTTTGTCCGATGAGAAGCTATCCCAAGAGGTACGCGAAGTATTGGAACAAAAGTCTAATGAACAATTCGCTAATCAGAAGCTCGAAAACGGGTCTTTGATTTCCTATGATGGCGACCAAATTACCAAAGGCGAGCCGGTTTATGTAACCAGCGGTCAGGGTAATAAAATTAAGGTTGCTGACGGCGAATACAAAACGGCTGACGGCGACAGTTTTACAATTGATAACGGGGTTGTTTCCGCCGTTACGGTAATTACGAAGCCTGCCAAGGAAGATAAACCGGTTAAGCAACTCCAAGCTAAAACGGATAAGACGCAGAAGCCATACGGCGAAGTAGACTATGCCGATCCCGGCTACAGATCAGACAAGGTACACAGGTATCCAATCGATACCGTTGAACATATCCGCGCTGCATGGAATTACATCCATAAGCCAGCAAATGAAGCTCTTTATAATGCCGATGACCTAAGTAAGGTTAAAGGCGCGATAGAAACAGCTTGGAAAAAGAAGATTGACCCAGCCGGGCCACCTGCTGACGCCAAACATGAAGACATGACGGAAGACGGCTCCCCGGTAACGATGGATGCAGACTCCGTAGATATGTCTAAGCAAACAATGGATGATGTTTCCGATGACGTTACACCTAATGCCGGAAGCGGTGGGGATGTTGAAGTTGCTGATAGTCCCTCTAATGAGGACTTCGACAGCGAAACCCCTACCACAGCAGCCGCCACAGTAGATGTAAACGATCTTATAGACGCTAAACTAGCTCCGGTATGTCAGGCAGTTGCCGACCTACAAGCTGTAATTGGCGCTCTCCAATCGCTGCTTACCTCGCAATCTACTCAGATGAGTGCGGTAACAGCTACAGTTGAGAAGATAGCAAACCTTCCCGCTGCAAAATCTCAGATAGAAGAAATCCCCGCTCATGTTGCTCCGGCAAAGTTCCGGAAGGCGGATAAAGGTTTGGAGCTACTCCATTCCCTTCGCACAAACTCTTAATTACAAATCCTAAATATCCTTTAGAAAATGGCTTTTAATGTATCCGGTCTACCCAACTATATAGACCAACTTGCGCCGTACCCTCTCGTAGTACAGGCTATTGCAGGCGCTAAAACCGCCAAACTTATTGATGTCCGTTTGGGCATTAAAAACGGTCAGTCTATCAATACCCTGGATGATGCCGTTGTTTTCCAATCTCAAGCGTGTGGTTTTAACCCGCTTGGTGACACTACTTTGGGTCAGCGTGATTTGTTTATTGGGCCTATTAAGGTTGACAAGTCATGGTGTTTGGAAGATTTGGATGCTTACTATACCGGTTTGCAGCTTAGTAAAGGTTCTTGGACTACTGAGATTCCTTTCGAAGAAGTATTGATGGGTTTGTGGATTAGCAAAATCTCTCTTGCCAATGAAGTTGCTTTGTGGCAGGGTGACACTAACAGCGGTACAAACAACCTCAGCTATTTCGACGGTCTTATTAAGATCATCGACGAAGCCAGCGGTTCCACCGTTGCCGGCAACACAAGTGCAGCTACTTCCATTACCGTTTCCAACGTATTGGCTATTGTAGATGCTATGTATGCTGCATGTCCTTTACAGATTATCGATAAGCCGAATGTAAGGTTGTTTATGGGTTTTGATGTTTTCATTAAATATCAGACCGCTTTGAGGAATGCAAATTTCTTCAACTACTTTAAGGACGGCGTTGATCCTTCGTTTGAGATTCCTTATCCGGGCTATAGCTCTATTATCCTGACTGCCGTTCACGGCCTCGATGGTACTAATAGGATGTATCTGACCAACGCGGATAACCTTGTAATGGGTACTGACGTTGTTGAGGAAAATGCTGAATTGCGTATGCTGTGGAATCCTTTCAATCAGCTTTTGCAAGGTACTTGTAAGTTCAAACTCGGTACTCAGTATAAAAGGCCTCAGCAAATTACGCAGTATAAGAACGCGTAATTGTAGATATAATTAAGAAGCCGCTAAATACGGCTTCTTTTTCCTTCTATTCATTTTAAATAATTATATCCATGCCTTGCGCACTTACACAGAGTTTTCCTACTGATTGCCGTGACGGTCAGGGTGGTGTACAATCCATTTACGTCGCCAACTATGAGGATGTAGACGTTGTTTCTTCCGGCGGTACTGTAGTATCTATTACTATGACCACGGGAAAGCAATTCTATCAGTATCAGCCTCGCAAATTCACTACGGCAGCTACGGAGACCAACACGGTTAACGATGCAAACGGAGTAAGTTACTATGCCCCCTCTATTACGTTTCAGCTTACGCGGTTGGACGCTAATAAAAGAACAGAGCTTGCAATCCTTTCCCAAGGATATGTAGTTGTCATCGTTCAAGAGAATGACGGCGATTATGTTCTGTATGGCTCTGATAAGGGTCTGAATGTTACAACCGGTTCCGCTGAAACGGGTACTAAAATCGATGACTTCAACGGATACAAATACACCATTGCAAATGGTGGTGAAAGTTTTCCTCATCTTTTTGTGCCATCGGGTCTAATTCCCGCTCTCCTTACCCCGGCCTCCTAAGATTTCTTCTTTCTTCGATTTTCATAATTGGTTCAAGCCTTCTCATGTCTATGAGAGGGCTTTTTTGTTGTACCATATGTTGCGTGTTTCTTCTGTTTTTTCTACATACTAATAGAGGCTTAGTACATGCTAAGCACCCCTTAGCAGATGATAATTATCAGACAGAATACGAAAAATCAGATTGTATTGACGCTCAGAGAAAGGCAATGTGTTCACACAAAGACTTATCTGCTCAAGTTTACAGATGTACAGAGTAACGCTGAATTTTTCGCTATAGTCGAGGATAAAAGCCCATCCCCTGAAAGATATCAACTCTTTTGTGTGGATGAAATCGGCAGCGGTACTCCAGATCCTTCTCAAGGTGAAGTATTGCTCAAGTACAAGGGTCAATATCATTATACGGCTTATGCGAATCCTGACAGCGTGTTAGACCCTTCATGTCTGAATGAATGCGAGACGGGGAAGCTAGAGGTAACAGGCGTCATATATGAGCCTACCACTTACCAGAGCACGCCAACCCCTATTACCGTTTGGAAGAATCCCGCCACTAACAATTAATTATGGACTCTCTCTTGAATGCAGAGGCTAACAAGCCGATGCCCTTTTCTTTTTCTCTTATATCTCCAAGCTATGTGCTTCCTACAAGTAGGGAAGTAAAGGCTTCCGGCGGCTACCTTACATGGGGCGACGATAATAAATATCCTCAATTCCTGTGGAAGATGTATTGCGGCTCAGCGCTGCATGGCGCTATTATAGATCGTAAGGCGCATGAAATTGTGGCTAATGGTCTTTACTCCAAAAGTAAGAATAAGAAGCTCACAGCCTTCCTAAATAACTGTAATGAGTTTGGCGAGAGCTTCCAAGATATCTTTTCCAAGATTGTTTTGGATTATTTGATCTTCGGCGGTTTCGCATTGGAGATTATAGCCAATATGACAGGCGAGAAAGTTGCGGGTGTGATCTACGCCCAATATGAGAAGTTCCGCTATGACGCCACGGCAAGCAAACTCAAGTATGCGAAGGATTGGTACAATTACCAGAGGGTAAAGGTTGATACATTTGAAATCTACAATCCGAAGAAGCCGACAGCTACAAGCATTTATGTTTACAACGGCACGAAAACTAGAGATTGGTACGCCATTCCTGAGTATGTCGCCGCGCTGCCTTATATCGAAGCTCAATGCGAGATAGCCAATTATAACCTACAGGAGATTAAAAACGGTATGGCCCCTTCGATGCTTATCAGCATTAAAGGCGGTAACCCTACCCAAGAACAGAAAGACACTATTGAAAGGAATTTTATTGACTCCTTCACCGGCAGCGGCAATGCGGGTAGAATTGTAGTCAATTGGTCAGATGGTGTAGCGGATACGGTCATTACTCCTATAGCTCAGAATGACGCCAACAACCGTTATCTAGCTGTCCAAGAGGCCACGGTAAGCAACATATTCACCGGCCACCAAGTTACCACGCCCTCCATCTTCGGACAGCAGCAAAGCGGTAAGCTCGGTGTAGCTACGGAGTATTCCCAAGGTTTGCAAATCTTCCAGAATACCTACGTCAAACCAAATCAACAGGTTTTATTGCGCATAGTGAACAAGCTATTAGAAGCAACGTTCCCCGGTTGCGACTTGGATATTTTGCCGATGGAGCCAATTGATCAGTATTTCACTGACGAAGTATTGAAGGCGTCTCAGATGACCCAAACGGAAATCAGGGAGAACCTGGTTAAACAGGGTTTGATTAAGACTGCTGAAATAGCGCCAAACGACAAGCCAATTAGCGAACAGGATACAATCCCCAAGCTCGATACCACAGATAAAGAAGTTGCAGCAGGTCCCGGAGCCAATAAGAACGGCGCCGATGCAGATGCGGCAGGTGATAACCCAAACGGACAGAACTAATTGACTACAACGAATATTTTGGTTGTTGGTGACCTTCATACACCATTCGAGAGGAAAGATTACCTACGGTTCAATCAGGACTTGTATAAGAAGTACAAATGTAATCGGGTAATCTTCATTGGCGATTTGATAGACTTCGCGGCTACATCTTACCATGACCATGACCCTGATTTGATGGGACAGGTTGAGGAACTAGATTCAGCCATTGAGCATTTGCAGCCGTGGTATAAAGCCTTTCCTAAAGCTACGGTAACAATGGGAAATCATGACCTCAGAATAGCCAAACGAGCTTTTAAGTCTGGTATATCGAAACGCTGGCTTAGGGACTTTGCCGAAGTGATTGGTTCACCGTGGGAGTTTGTAGATGAAATTATGATCGATGGCGTGCTCTATACGCATGGCTCTATTGGAGACGCTTTCAAGCGCTGCAAAGATGAGCGGATGAATGTAGTAAGCGGCCACGTACACACCAAAGCAGGTGTAGAATATTATGCTTCCCGGACAGGCACCATATTCGGTGTACAAACGGGTTGCGGCATAGATGATAAGCAATTAGCCTTTGCATATGCCAAGGATAACGCTAAACGGTGAATCTTAGCTTCTGCTGTGGTATTGAATAATGGGAAGACGCCTATAGTCGAATTAATGCGATGAGACACGCTTCCTTATTCTCTGGTATAGGTGGGTTTGATTATGCGGCGAAGCAAATGGGATGGGAGAATGTCTTTCACTGTGAGATTGACCCGTTTTGTCAGAGGGTATTGAAACACCATTTCCCGGAATCCATATCCTATGAAAACATTATCGACACAGCTTTCAATATTCACAGGGGAAGAATTGACCTTCTTTCCGGCGGCTTTCCTTGTCAGCCGTTCAGTCAAGCAGGAAGAAGAAAAGGTACGGCAGACAGTCGTTACCTCTGGCCTGAAATGCTTAGAGCGATACGAGAGATTAAACCCCGCTATGTTGTGGGGGAAAATGTTCGCGGCATCGTTAATTGGGACAACGGTATGGTATTCGAGCAGGTGTGCTCTGACTTGGAAGCTGAGGGATACGAAGTATTCCCGGTATTACTTCCAGCTTGCGGCCTCGATGCCCCACATAGGCGTGAAAGGATCTTCTTTGTTGCCTACTGTCACAGTTTCGGATTGTCGCGGAATAACCAATTTCCGCAAGTCAACAATAGAGGGATTCTCGAAGGGATGGTTGAAGGATATGAGCCTTACGCATTACTTGGCGGCGAATCTTCTACCAATTCCAACCCTCAGCGATGCGAAAGGTGGAGTAACGAGAACCAACCCAAAGAAACAATTTGGAATTCTGGCGAATGCAGCACACGCGTTGGCCAACGGTCAACCTGGGCAGACTTCCCAACTGAATCCCCGCTTTTGCGCGGAAATGATGGGCTTCCCTTCCGATTGGATAACATCCCCTTTTTCGAATGGAGAAGGGAAAGTATAAAAGCTTTTGGTAACGCGGTTGTACCGCAAATAGCCTTGGAGATTTTTAAAGCAATTGAACTAACAGAAAAGACAATATACAATGCCGTTTAACCCGCAAACATACAATGTGCAGTTTCTTAGCGAAGCCTCTTTAAAAGAGGAAGGCGTAGTTAATGAAAATGTAGACATGAAAATAATCAAACCCATCATAATGCTTTGTCAACAGAAGTATATGTTGCCGACGTTAGGGACTGGGTTATACGTTGACTTGCAAAATAAGATTTATGATACGGTTAATAATGTTTCGGGAGGCACCCCGCTAAACCAGAATGAAATTAATCTCATTGAAGTCTATATAAAGCCAGCACTTAAATGGGTTGTGCTGCGGGATTTGCCGTTGTACACTACCTACAAGATGATGAATAAGGGTTTGTCCTCGCAGAGTAGCGATACAAGTCAACCGGCCCCGCTGGATATCCTAGAAAGTTATCAGGCTTATGCAAAGCAGAACGCTGAAATGTTTACTCAGCAGCTTTCTAATTACCTTTTGGCCAACACCTCTTTATTCCCGGCTTACTTCCGGATTGTAACAATCGATGACATTGCGCCTCATCCTAACCAATATACTACTTCGGTCAATCTGAGTAGGGGAAGGCGGTTTGGTTCCCTTTCTAGCGATTGTTTTGATTGTGCAAAAGCCTTCTACCTCTATAATCCTATCTAATGAAAAACCTTATCCTAATATTCCTCCTGTTTCTGGCTTCCTGTTCTGTTCATAAGAACATTACGAGCAGTCATGTAAAAACGGATAGCTCTATTGTCACTCACAAGGACAGCTCTTTTGTCAGCCGGGATACGGCGCAATACAAATACTATGAGGCCAAGGGCGTAGATGTAGAGTTTGACTACTCCAACGGAGACGTTAAGCATGTTGACTCAGCAAGCTATCATTACAACGCGCCTACCAATGATCCCTTTGCGGCTCTGGTAAAGGATGCTGTAGCGAATGGTAACCATAGTCAGCTTATCTCAATCAAATTCCACGCTGACAGCATAAGCGAGAAATCAGGCTCAAGTGTGACTCTGGATAGCGGGCATGTCTCACAGGCTACCCAAGCCCATGTTAAAACCAATGTACAGACAGCCTCGAAGGTTGTCAGTAAAACGGGTGGTATCCCGTGGTATATCTATGTGGTCGGCGGTTTGGCTCTTGTGCTATTCGTAGGCTTCAAGTTTTTGAAGTGGAGTATTAAACTATAACATCCTGTGGAGTGGTGAAACGGCAGACACGCTACTTTGTCTCAGTAGTGGGATTGAGCAATCTTTCCCGTGGTGGTTCAAATCCATCTTCCGCAGCAATTACAATACATGGGAATTAATTTTCAGAATGGCACCTATCTACAGATAGTTGAAGCGTTCGCAAACATAGCCAGAAACCACGGCCAAATTAACAGCTTCCGGGAAGGTCAGCTTTATGACTTTGACGTTACGACTGTGGAGAATTACCCGTTGATGTTTCTTGAGGTTCAACCGGCTGTATTCCCGTTAAACTCCTACCAAACTTTTAACTCAGTCAGGCAAACGGTACAGATTACGATTGGCGACTTAGTTAATCCGGATGAGGATAATACGGCGGAAGTCCACAGCAATATAAGAAGCATCTTTTGGGATGTTCTCAGGATTGCTACAGATGTTTATCAGCTTGCGGCTTTGGCGGATGTTCAGCTAAAGCCTTTTGTTCAATTCAAGGATGACGGGGTTTCAGGATGGCAAGCGGATTTCACGTTTACTATTCCAATGACCTTTGGATGGTGTGACGCTCCTTTTAAATCCTGCATTCCGGGAAATAATTATAGCTACGGTTCTAACGGCAGCGATTGCGGGGATAATTGTATCTCTAATCTGCATTATGAAAATAGCACTACAATTGATTTCTCTGGTAACGGAGCCGTTTGTAGTCCTCTTATAGGCAACGTAAACGTTTCGGCAAGGTCTGGTAATACCCTGCTAGTCTTAGATGATGGCTTATATACCAGCGGTGGAACAGGCGTTCCCTCTATACCTACAGGGTTAATTGCTTTTGGTAGCAGTGGTAATACACTCACTACTGACCCGAATTTTGAATGGAATGGGGATGATTTGATTATCGTAGGCGGTTTAAATATCAATGATTCGTCAGGCGCAATATTAGAGTTTGAGGACGGAGGATTATTTGTATCAACGGAATCCTATCTTTTTAAACTTGTAGAACTTGGTGGATTTTTTACTACTGCTCCTTTTACGATTACGAACAATTTTGCAATCGAAGGCGGTAATTTCTCTTGCTTTGGTGGCACATTCACCCTAGACGGTGGAAACTGTTTGCTCGGTACTCAAACCGACAACGGTTATCAGCTTCAAGTAAACGGTGCTTTAACACTTGCGCCTATAACGCTTCCTACCACTCCCGTAAATGGCGCACTAGAGACAGACGGCACAAATCTTTACTTCTCCGTTGGGGGAGTTAGGCAACAAATTCAATTCGTATAATGAACACATATTCTTATAATGGCGGGTGCCAATCCTGTTTAGTAATAGATGACAGCGCTACAGTCTCTCATAGTGGGGATGGCAGCGTATGTAGTCCTTTAATTCTAAACGTTGAGGTTTCGGCTGCAAGCGGTAACACGCTTTCTATTAGATCAGATGGCCTCTATGGTTCATCTTCGGGAACTCCCGGATCAGGCACAGTAACTAGCGTGGGGCTTTCTGCTCCCGGTAGTTTGCTTAGCGTATCCGGCAGTCCTATCATAGACGCGGGTACTCTTGCTCTGTCTCTCGTAAATGCGGGAGCGTTTTACATTTGGGGTAATGATACCAACGCTACAGCAGCGCCAAATTATTTTCTTCCCGGTGCAAGCGTTCTCAATACGTGGTTTGGCGGTACGATACAACCCGCTATTTCGCTAACCCATTCAGGGACTAGCGGAGCAGCTACCTTCGTCTCCAATGTCCTCAACGTTCCCCAATATCAGGGAGCGTTAACCTTAACAACTACAGGAAGTAGCGGAGCCGCGACGTTATCAGGTAACACGCTTAACATTCCGCAATATAGCGGAGGGGGAGGCGGTGGTACTCCCGGAGGTTCTGATAATTCTATTCAGTATGCCGAAGGTGGTGCATTTGCAGGAGATTCTAATTTTACTTGGGAACCTGTTTCCCAGACATTGACGGTTATAGGTGGTAGCGGGCCTGCTCTAATGGTAGCGCCATCTACGGGAAATATTCTTATTGGAACTACAACGGATATAGGTAATCCCCTGAATTTACAGGTAATAGGAAGTGAATATGTGTCTGGGAGCTTATACGTAAACAGCACCTCTTTTGGAGGATTTGTAACTGGTAATGGTATTAAAGTTAATGGAGATGCATTTATTATTAGTGAAAGCAGTTCCACAGGTTTTCATCTTTTTGGATATGCAGACGGCAATTCTTATTTGGATGCGTTTTCGAGTGCTGGTGACATCTATATAAGAAATACAAATAATACAAGAATAACAAGCAGCACTGGTGCATTTATTCCCCCGCTTTATGCGACCGCGGATAAACTAGCTCTCAGCGTACCAGCGGGAGCACAAGTATACGACACAGATTTAAATCAAATGTCCTACTATAATGGTACGGCATGGGTTAACCTCTAAACTTTTAAAATGACAACGAAAAATATCACGCCTGTGGCGTATAAAATGAATGCACCCCATGCAAATACTTTGGGTGTACGATTGATTAGCGATAATCTGAATGATAAAGCTGTTCTCTATTGGGAGCTTAGCGCTGTGGCTACTTCGCCTGCATCTACTACCAAAGTGGACAGCGGCAACGTTTCTATTACCGGCTCTGATTATACGGGTTGGGATGGTGATAATACTTTCCCTTTCACTTTCACCGCGTCTAAATTGAACGTTACGATTGTGAGTTAATGAAAAGATTTGCTTCCTATATCGGCAAACTGTTAAGCAATTCCCCGGATGCCTCTAGTAAGAGGATAATGGCGTTGCTTGTGACAATGGTAATAATCGCGATTGCTTTTATAAACCAATTCACCGGAAAGACAGTACCCGAGTATATTTTCAAAGGATTGGTTAGCCTCGCCGCGATTGGCTACGGCGCTATATCGGTTGAGAATATAGGAACATTTGTACAAGGAATAATGAAAAACAAGAATGGACAATAGGTTGATTTTAGGTGATTGCTTGGATGTAATGAAGAATATACCAGATGAAAGTATTGATCTTATAGTTACAGATCCTCCCTACGGCATAGATTTTCAGTCCTGCTGGACTGAAAATCATAAAAGGTTCAAGAAGATATTGAACGATAAGACGCCCTTTATCGAATGGATTAAGCCAGCGTTTGACAAATTGAAGGGGGGGGAGATTGATTTGCTTTTACAGATGGGATGTACAAGACGCGTTCCTGAATGAGATTAAAGAGGCTGGCTTTAATGTAAAAAGTCAAATCGTATGGGACAAAGCAGTCCACGGAATGGGAGACCTTAAAGCCTCCTTTGCACCACAACACGAATTAGCACTTTATGCGACCAAAGGAAAATATGAGTTTAAAGGAAAGCGCCCTAAGTCTGTTTATAGATTTCAAAGGGTTTCTCCCGGTTCGCTGATACATCCAAACGAAAAGCCGGTTGAACTATTTCAGAAAATAATTGAGGATATATCAATCCAAGGCGAAACAGTCCTCGATTTATTCGGCGGCTCTGGAGCTTCGGCTATAGCCTGTCTGAATAGCAACCGCAATTATATCTCCATTGAAAAAGACCCTGACTATTTCGAGCAGTCCCGCAAACGGATTGCTGAATATGAACCACAACTAATATTTAATTAATGGCTAGTTTCGTAGAATTTTTCCCTATCCTCATTCAGCAAGAGGGGGGATACGCCAACCAGGCAGCCGATAGCGGCGGGGAAACGTGGGAGGGAATATCCCGCAATAATTACCCTAAATGGCAAGGATGGGCCTTAGTTGATGCTCACAAGAGCAAACCAGACTTCCCACACAGCTTGCACAGCGATACAGCACTAGAGGCGATGGTTGAGTGCTTTTATAAATGCAATGAATGGAATGAGGTTAAGGCTGACCAAATCCAAAACCAGAGTATCGCAAATTATCTCGTAGACTGGGGCGTCAATGCCGGTATGTCTGTACCCGTGAAACATGCACAGAAAATATTAAACCTTCCTCAAGATGGTATTGTAGGCCCGGCTACACTAGCCGGTATTAACGGCGCGTGTGGTGAGTGCTTCTTCAATTCCATGAAAGGGGAGCGCATAGCCTTTTATCAGGCGGTTGTACAATCTCATCCCGAAGATCATGTCTTCTTATCTCAATGGCTTAGTCGAGCCAATTCCTTTTCTTTCAACTAATGCTTAATGAAAAATGAAATTCTTAGTCTCATGGAACAATTAGGTATAGCGTGGAAATGGGCATTGAATGGGCTGATAGGCGCTCTCGTATGGGCCTTGCATACCAAAAGCAAACTTTGGGATGCAGTGAGGCAGGTATTTATTGGGAGCGTTGTTGCCGGTTATTGCACCCCTGCTATAGCTGAGAAAATGAACATTGGGATAAACTATATCTGTGTCCTATCCTTTACAATCGGTATGCTCGGTATGGTGATAATTGACACGCTTTACAAAGGGTTACTGAAAAAGATAAAACTATTGCTTTAATGGTTTCTCGCACCCGACGAAAACGGCTGTATACTCTAAAGAGTTTACGGCCTTTTTTGTGTCCAATCGGGAAACCGGAGGATCTGACGGAAATTTGTACCTTTGCCGCCTAAACACTTAAACCGAATTCATATGGAGTATCAACAAGCCAAAATACTACAGTACCTAAAACAGTGTGAAAAGATTGACATATTATCTGCAAGGGAGCAAGAAGCCCGTAACGAAGTAGAGGTATTGAAGAAAAAGGATAGGGAGGGTGAAACTTTCCTACTCACAATGGAGCTAGTTACGATTGGACAAGAAAAGAACAATGCAGATAAAACCATGATAGCAATTAAGAAAGATGTAATTGCTGATTTGCAACAACTCCACAAGCAAGCTGGATTCCCCGCTATTGCTCCGGCATTTGTATATGAAGCCTCAAACGGCTATGCTTACAGCGCAAGGTTAAACAGAGATAACGAAATTGATGTAAGCCGGACAACCCGAACAAAATAAAATAGAAAAGCCCCTCACATTTGGAGGGGCTTTGTTTTTGCTGACAGGTGTTTAAATTTTCTTGATTTTCTTCGCAGCGTGGTCTATCGTTGCCGCTGCGATAGATTCTAAATCCTCCCAATCTTTATATTCCCACATCTTCTTAACCGTGTGGCTCTGTTCAACGCCACCTAAGTTTACCGTTATCGTGTTGTTAGCATCATAGGCCCGCAACATCTTGCTGATAACATTGGGTTGCGGCTCCTTACTTTCATCTAAGGAATCGAATATTTCATGTAATGCATCGAAGATAATAGGGAAAACCTGTGCTGCTGCTCTTATAACGGTTTCCTCTTGGGCTTCGCCGGTTGGCTCATAGGTCATAAAATAATCTATAAAAATGGAATCTATTGCCCGATAAAGAGACTCAACTCCAAAGCTATTGATTTCATGCGCCTTAAAGTCCCTACAAAAATGCTTACCCATCGATACTAATACCGGGTCTTTAGGTTTTGCCATTTTCTTGGTAGTGGCGATAAATTTGCTCCCTACTTTACCGGGGATGCTTGCGGTTGCAATAATTGCTTTCATAATACTTAATTTATTTTTGTCCTCATTTGATACGGGCATCGGACTACTCCCTTTTGTTAAAAACTTAGTTATGGATTGTGTTATTTGAATAATCGATTACCAAATGGTACTTTTTCAGCGTGTCAGCGCCGACTATTCCGACAATGTTCGCTTTCACTCTGCCGGATATGGCACCCAGTAAGGCGCGTATGTTAGCTACTTTGATATCTGTTCCAGCTTTTATATCGCCGATCTGGATAGTTGCGTACTTCGCGTTATTGACGGCAACCGAATGCCCGGACCAATCAATATTTGCGGCATCTTCGGAATCATCGATGGAAAACCCGAAGGCATCCGCTGTGCTTTGCTCTAGTATGGTCATTTCGCTGCCGCAATCCACAAGGAAGTAGGCAACATGACCGTTAAGAGTGAGCGGTACTACCACTAGAGAACTATGGGCGTTGGCCTTGAAAGCAATGGATATAGAGGTAGAGGCGTGAGTTGAATCAATCGGCTGCTTAGCAGTCGCGGTGAATAGGGTAAGAACCATAAGGAGCGCAAGGATTAACTTTTTCATTGGGGTTACTTTTTAACGATTACTGTAGTCCGCATCTTGGATAGCTTGCGGTATTTGATCGAGGCGAGAAAGGCGGGTAGCAACCTGTCAAAGGTTTTAGCGTCCTCCTTTTTCATTGTTATATTAAATCCCTCTCCTTCAAATTCGGTGAAGTAGTAGGGCTTCTCGAAATGGTAAGTCACTACGATGTATGCCATGATCTGTGATTTAGAGGTTTTGAAAATGTTTTGTTTTTGGGGAAAATTGATCACTCTGGTCACTAGTGATTGAAGTGATCAATTTTTGGTTCCCTTCAAACTTTTTTAACTTCGATGTAGATTTCTTTGATTCCGCCGGTCCCGCGATGAGTTTCGAACTTGTGTTCCCTCATCTTCTTACTAAAGGCGATGCTAGTCAGGCGTCTAAAGCCATAATTTTGGCAGTAGTCCGTGTATGCACCGTAGACCTCGATAAAGGTTTGCTTCTGATTCTTGGAGGGGCTATAGCTGAAATCCTTTATAAACTGGAACACTGTATCGGATTCCTCCTTATAGGTCTTTAGGATGTCGCTGATTACCTTGCTTTCGACAAAGCGCTGATTCTTCAAGATGCTTTTTAAACCTTTCAGCATCCAGTTAAAGACCCCTGACAACTCTTTCTCAATTATCCGCTGAGCTAGGGTTGCATCCCTCTCGCCTTCCTTAATGGTGACTTTGAAGGGGATGATAAGGAAGCGGCGGAAATAAGCCTCTGTCTGTTCAGCCGTTGAAGGAAGCTCATTACAATTGAACATGAGCCGCGCATAGTCCGTAATGGTGACGGCATTTTTGTACTTCATCCTCGCTTGTGTAGGCTCACCCGAAGCCAACTGCTTGAATCTATCACCTTCGATGGATTTGTTTATCTCGCTGCCGTAGTTAAGGAGCTTATCGGCAATCTGTGCCCGGTTGTACTCCTTATTCAGGTCAGATAATGAGAAGTTCGAAACGTTGTCTTTGCCCAAAAGCGCGTTAATGATTTCGAAGAATACGCTTTTACCATTTGCTCCGCTTCCATATAACAAGAGACATTTTTCTAACTTCAAATCCTTTGCAAAGACATATCCCATAAACTCAGCCAATGCCGTTTGTAGCTCCTTCTCCGGTAGAACCTTGTTTAGGTACTTCATAAACTCCGGGGCTTCGGCTTTGGGGTCATAGTCGAAGGGAAGCTGATAGGTTAGGAAATCTTCCTTTGCAACTGACCGAAGGCTACTGTTATCCGCGCATACCTGATAGGTGCCATTGCGTAGATTTATCAGGGTGCATTTGTTAAGCCGCTTCGGGGTTGTCAGGTTGGCGGTACTCAAAAACTGCTTTACAAGCTGCTTCTTGAAACCGTAGATTTCAGCCGTGGTAGACTCAACACCCATTTTTATTGCCGCCTGACAGAGAAACTTTTCAAAGTCGTTTGAGCTTATGGCCTTCCAATGGCTCCCTTTGAATAGATAAATCTGCTCGTTATGGCTGCATAGCCCGATGTTGTTGTTTTCAACAATCCTCAAAAGGATGCGGATGGTTTTAACCAAGTAATCCTTTTGGGTGGGCTTCTTATGTGAGCCATCTTCCAGCTTGGCTCCGAACTCAACACCCTCTGGTAACATGGTCAGCAGTTGTTGAAGCGTTTCCACCTTCAAGGCTTCTACCTCTTTCTTTTTTGCTACCTGTAATACCGGCTTAGCGGGTAGCTTCCCCGTATTACCGTTTTTTGTTTTCTTAGGTTTAGAGGCGGCTCCGGGAATGCTTGCCGCTTCTGATACTATACTGTTTGCCATAATTGTTTTTATAGGCGATATCGCCGATTAAAAATTTGTTTACTTTCGTCTCTAATAAATGTGGGGAAACAAACCCACTCCATATTTCAATGAGCGGCTAAAGCGCTACGCCTTAGCAATACATAAATGTACGTACGTTATATGCAGAATGCAAGATGTTGCGTATATATCTTATGCATTAATGCATATAGATTTGACAGCCAAGGCGATGGGAAAAGAAGGGATAGGTAGGAAATATGCCAAAAACGCCTATTTTTGCTCTTATGAGAATACAATTAGACCTCGGCGAAACCTATTTAAATGTGCTGGAATTCCATGCAGCAGCCGACTACAGGAGCCGTAAAGAGTTTATGGAAGTGTTGTTAATGAAGTACTGTACGGAACACCCAGTACCAGAGCAAGAGATGGAAATGTTTTTGGATACAAGAATGTTGCACAAGGCAGGTGCTTTAGGTGAGAATGAGCAACCCGGTAGAGCTAAGGCAAGAGCAGAGGCACAAAAAAGAGCCAAAGACCCCAATAAAAAAGCTCCTAAGAAAAGGAGCTAGTCGGGGAATTGAATCATCAATATAATAGCGCTTAACAATCCATCGCCGTTAGGGTTGAAGTCGGGTTGGGGTCTGTTAAACGGCGTCTTTGATAGTACAGCAGTACTCAAAATTCTGTCAAGCCGAAACGTCCGCCACATAGGCTCATGGTTTGATACACTTGTTCCTTGGTAAACAAACCCCCGAAGCAGGGTATTACCTGTGAACTTTGATATCCCGTAGCAATACGGCTCTATCCAACGCCTGCCGGGGGATGTTTCTTTATCGCCTATATAGCTAAAATTGAGCCTCCACCTGTTATTAATGCAATTGGTAATGGCCTCGATTGTTTGGGGTCTTATCGGGCCTTCAATGCTCTCCTTTAGGTGGTCATAGTTCTTGGCAAATTTCAATTGCTCGTATTGCTCTTTTATCTGCCGGTATCTTTCTGTATTCATACCGTTTCGTTTTTGAGGTTTAGGAATTCTTCGAAGGTGGGTGCATCCAGGGCGTTGCCTCCCCTGTGGATGAAATCGAAGCATTGGAGCCTGAATTTGTTTATGGTTTCGAGGTTGCGGTACTGCTTTACCCAGTTGTACAGCTTCACGCCCTGCTCTCTTGCATACGCTAAATCTTTGTGCTTCCTAACCGCATTGTCCCAATCGGCTGACGTTTTGCAATAAGTCACCCCGTCAGCGTTTGAGTCGGTGTAGGGAGGACAGGCAGAAGCGATACAAGCAATTTTCTTTACACCTGCTTCGTAAACCTTCAATGAGCTTTTGAACCAATTCCAAGAATCGCTACCATCCAACGGTGCAAATGCAACGTCCTGATAGTCCCAACTTGTAGCGTAGCTGTGAACCGGTTTTGTGCAGATCCTCTCGTAACGGGGATTATGCAGGTTGTTGCTGCAAAGTCTCTCCATCTTATCCCAGAAAGTCTTTGAATTCTCGGTAGAGTCATTATAACCCGCCATTGAGAAGTTGAGGTTGGGGAACTTGCGGAATATGCCGGAAAGATTCTTCTTTATGTCCCTGTAGTGTGTAACGCCACCACCCCAAATGAAGCGGGTTTCCTCGCCTTCGTGGTAGTCCTTAAAGAGGAATTGGTTCACCTGCTCGTATTCGCATTCCTTAAACGGCATGGCATTGGGGATGACGAAAATATTGGTGTGCCATTTTTCGGCTAACATTCTGTCAGCAAGTCTTTGCGTCGTTACCGTCAGGGCATCGGCCAACGGGAGCAGGGCTTTAAACCGCTCCCATATCTTGTACTTATTCCATCCGTCATATAGGACATGCGTGGGGCTTAGCTCCATCCAATCGTCTACGTCTACGATGATCTTAAAGCCGTAGCGCTTGCGGGCCTCTAATAGCTCCGGCATTATCGTACCTGCATCCCTACTAAAGAATGCAACCTTGCAATTTGCATAGGCTGCTTCTCTAGTTTCAAAAGGGGTATTGAGGATATCGAGACCGGCAAAGAGTAGCGGCATTTCGACGCGATGGAAGTCGCAACCATTACCGCCCTTTACCAAGGGTAGAGAGTATTCCACTAAGTGTGTCAGTTTAAAATTTTCGTAAATTTAAACTGATAAACAATGGAAAAGCAATTATTCGATTTTGAAGCATTTAAAAAGCAAGCTGCAAC